GCCATTGATGCAGTTGCTCTGTAATAGACATCACAATCCCATTCATCCACTCTGTGTTTGAATAAATTACCTGCTATTTTGGCTTTGAAATGTGACAAAGCCTTTTGTTTGATTGTTTTGTCTTTGTTTTTATCCGTATCAGTCATCGTCGTTTTCTCCTTTTTCATTATCTTGAAAGTCTACCTGATTGTAACCTACTCGTTTGTGTGATATTACGACTAACAGCCCTAGTAGGTGGCTTGATTATAACACGCGGTGCCTGTTTTGAACGACCTTTTTCCAGTTGCTCTATGTAAGGCACAGAATTTTGCACTTCGAAACCAGTTCTGGTGGGCTTTTCAGTCCATGACTTACGAGCCCTACCTGATCTAATCGGAGTGTTCTGTTTTGCAATGGTAAGAGTGTTTTGTGCTATCCGCGAGAACACCTTTTCAACTTCTCGACCCAAGGCCTCAAAGTCTGCTGTGTGTGATCTACGGATACGCAACATAAGGATTGCTCCTTATACTATTGCGTCAGCGTCGTCGACAGTTAAATCGCCAGTGCCTTGAGCCGCAAATGAAGCCTCAACTGCACCATCAACTGAACTTGATACTGAGAATGAAGTCATGATTGCTGAACCTGAGAATGCTTTACCATCTGTGGCACCAACACCTGCTGGATACACTTTGAATGTTAATGCAGTGCCTAAGCCTGCTTCATCTAAGCCACCTTCTAGTGCCGCTTGTGCTGTGTCGTCACCATCAAAATACACATCGCCTGTGATTGTGAAAGTTGATAAACCTGGTTTGTATGCTCTTGAAACTGCTGTTGATGAACTACCAGCCGCCTGCATAGAAGTGGTTTCGACTGTGTCCTGTGTTTGTTCTATTGTAAATGATCTTAATTCAGCCACAATGTCTGTGCCAATTTTGATCAAACCTGCTTGTCCTGTAAATGTTGCCATTTTCTATTCCTCCGAATTATGTTGATCCTGTTCTATTGATTCAACTTGAATTGGATCACTTTCAACTTGAATATCTTTGATTTTGGGTTTTTTAGATTGGCTTTTTTTGGGTTCAGTTTGGTGTTTTAACCATTCTGAATGTGAAACCAATTTTACTTCACCGTCAATCACAATTTGTCTTTTTGCCATTATGTTGTTCCTCGTGTGTATTTATATAAAACTTGATAATTTATATCAATTCTTGCAACAGGAAACTGATCACCTTCATCTGTGGTGACATTTGTGATCAAACTGTTCATGCACAGATTGTTTCGCTTACGATCTACTTCCAATGCTTCTTCTATGGTTTCAATCAGTCTGTTTCGCTCTGTGTCCATATTGAGTTCACCTTCTGCTTTAACAAAGCCTGTGATGGTGTAGTCAATTCTACCAAATCTTGATGTGCTGGAATTCATGGATTCGTCTGTTCTGTCTTCTTGTCCTGTTCTCACAAACACAGCAGGATACTGTTTGTCAGATAGATCCACTGTGCCTGAAGGTTGTCTAGTCACAAACCTAATCTGCACAGGATCTGTGGCCGCTTCCAACACTGCTATGATGTCATTTGCTATGTTTTCTCTAACTGATGCCATTATCTAACCAATCTTCCATAGTGAACTGGTTGTTTTTCTGTGTCTTCCACAACACCATCTCCATCAAAGTCATATTCAACGCCATCTTTGAGCACATAATTTATTTCTTCATTGAATCTGGCTCTGTAGTATTCCATTTTTTCTCTGAACACATCACCTTCTGGTGTGAATTTTGATAATTTTGGTAAAATGTAGTAAGCCAACACATGATAAACTGCGGCTTTGGTAAACTGTGATTCTGTTATTTTGCTATCATCCATTTCTAAATTGGTGTCAATGATATTGATAGCATATTTGCCTATCACATTACGGTGTCTAGGCCACCAATCAATTCGTAAAATTCTCAATATGTCTGATCTGGTTTTTGCATGTTCATCTGTAAAACTTTGAATACCATATTGATTGATATCTGGTTCGTATGCTAATACATCTGCATCTGTGCTCATTGCCATGGTTCTATCTCCTTGTTAGCATAGTGGGGGCGAACCCCCACTATAAGTGTTTTAACAATCGTTGCTGTTATTATGCAACAAGATCCACGTTCATAACAACGCCGTGTGATGCTTGTAAAGTAGCCGCACCCGCAACGCCAGTTAGAACTAAATCAGTTGCTCTAGCAGAAGCCTGTCTTTGTTCTTCAACAGAAACAGAACCTCTCATTGCATGACCGATGGCACTTGGTGCAAATACGGCACATGTTGCAACACCTGTTCCAGAAGCATATGGAACCAATGCTGATTCAATGATTCTGCAACCTGCTAACTGACCTACAAAGTAGTTAGATAAGATGTTGTCAGCAACGGCACCTGATGCTGTGTAAGAATCAGTTGCTGTTAGAGATTTTTTGATTTGGTTAGCCGCAGTTGGGTGAAGCACAGCATAGAAAGGACCAGTTAATTTAGATCCTCTTAGAGTTGCTACTCTGTCCATGATGTCGTCTTTACCAAATGATGCTACTGCAATAGCAGTTGATGAACCTGATAGATTGGCAAATTCTGCAAAGAATTCTGTGTCCATAGATTCTGCAATCGCTCTACCTGACTGATCACCTAATTGATTCATTACATTTGATTGTGCTGAATCTCTTAGCATGTCTGTGATTTGGTGGTAAACCACGTGCTCAGTAAGTGTGATTGATGCTGAAGTTGTGTTTGTGTCTTTTGCAGTTGCAGTTGACTCGTCTGTGATGTTTTCTGCTGTGATGGCGCTCCATACTGGAACTTGTAAAACTTTACCACTGTTAGCAGGAGCATCAAAGATTGTAGCCATTTGTCTAGCAACTGAATTCTCATATGCCGCAAATTGAGCCGCGGTTACGAGATTGGAATATAATTCCGAGTTGATTACCGAAGTATTAGCCATTGTTATGGTCTCCTTTTATGTTATCTTGGTCCAACGCCTGTCTTCTTACGATAGTCAGCATAGATCTTTCTATGTTCTGCGTTAGACATATCTCATTTAGTGATATCTATAGTTGCGCCAGCACCTGAATCACCCTTCTTTGTTGTGGTGCCTGATCCTGCTGGACCGGCTGACACAAAATGTGGGTTTTCAGTAATAAATTCCCGGACCAAACCGTCAATTGTGAAATGTGTTCCATCTTCACCGTATCTGGTTTGCCCTGTTTTTGCATCTACTACCTCC